AAATGAAAGAAATAGTATATTTAATAAGTTGTTAAGAAAAGCAAAGAAAGAATTATCAAATAAAGACTATGATTTAATCAATAGTTCATTTTAATAAAAATAAAGATGTCAATAGATTTTCAAGAAATCCTTAAAGAATTAGAATATCGTGTAGAACATGGTATTATTGATTTGACAAAAGAGGAACAAGTTACAAAATTAGTAGAAATTTTAAGAGAAAATAAAGTATCTGATGCCAATGAAATGGCACAGAAAGCAAGAGTATATTATTCATTCTTAAAAGAAGAAAGGGTTGCCGCACCACAAGGTAAAACTTGGGTAAAAAATAGACAAAGCGGAGCAATATATGCAGTTGGTAAAGTAGATACTGCGGTGCATGATATCCCAACCGATAAAGAATTATCAGCTGCAAAAGCAAGTGGTAATCTTTCATCGGATGAACCAAAACAAGAACCTAAACAACAAGGACCAAATGCATTTGGTGTGAGTGGTGGTGGAGCTAAAGTATTTCCTGGAAAAGATGCACAACCAAAAGATGATGGTAAAGCACAAAAAAGAAGTGGTGCACCAATCGAACCTGAAAAAAGAGCTCCTCAAGTTTTAGGTAAATTGGATGATAAGGTATTAAGACAAGTTGAGCAAGAATATGTGAAACAAAATAGTGGTGATAGTGCGGATATGGGAAATGCTAATCCAAAATACGCTAAAAAAGACATGGCTGAAGGATATTCGGATAAAGAATATTATTCAAAAAAAGGCTCAAATGGAGAAGGTCATTCTACAAGAGTAAGAACCCAACCATTTATATTTGATAAATCGTTGCATAATGAGTTAACAAATGCAGGATTTCCGGAAGAGTACATTAAATTTTTAGAAAGATGTATTAATACCGAAGTTGATGGAAAACAACCACCTGTGACAGAATTAATTAAACAAGGTGGTGCAGGACAAATTCAATCTCAATTCGGTGAGGTAATGGCAATGGCATTCATGTCAATCAGAGACCCTCGTCAAAGATTTGCATTGGCAAATGTAATAAAACAACAAATCCAAGAAACTAAATTAGATTTGTTAAAACAAAGTATGGGGGCAGCTGCATTTAATAAGTTATCAAAAGACCCTAAAGCTTTGAAAAAGGCATTGGGAGCAGATACTGCAATTGCAACTGATAGTTGGGTTGATGCATCATTATCACATAGTGAATCATTTGAAGCTGCTATGGATGAAAAATATGGTAAAGGTGGATGGCAATTTCAAGGTGCAGCGTGGGATAAGAGAGAGGATATTGAAGCATTGGGATTACCATACGCACAAAAAGGATTTTCAACGGATGTTCTTTTAAGAGTACAACCTTTGAAAAATGGTAAACCTGCCGGTCCTGCTCAAGCTCAAAGATGTTCATTGAAGAAAGATGAAAATATTATGTTCTTTAATGGTTCGGTAAATGAAGTTGAAAATTTCATATTAAACTATGTAACTGATAGTGAGAGAGGCAGAACAAGAGCATTGGAATCATTATATAGTAAAGCACAGGATGGTAATAAGAATAAAGAAGAAAGATTAGCAGCTAGAGATACTATATTAAAATTAACTGGAGCTAAAACCTGGCAACAAGGTGCTCAAATGGTTTCGGAAGAATTTAAAGCTATTAGAGATAAAGCATTTAATAAAGCACCGGATGATGTTAAACAAGCTGTAACCGCTATTAGAGAGTTTAATGATAAACAAACTAAATCGGCACTTAAATTAGGATATTATGCATCGGTAGATTTAAAACCAAAAGAATTAGAAAATGCAGTTAATAGTTTATATAAAACATCAGCTGATAGAAAATTCGCAACCGCTGCTCATCAAATTGTAAAACAATGTGGTAAAGCAAATGGTGAAGTTACACAAGAGTGTGTGGCTGCTGGATTAACAAAATTAAATCCTAAAAAGGCAGGAACTAAATATGTAAGTAAGGCGTGTGTTGCAGCTGCAGAAGTTGCAAAGGCTGCTGGATATGATGTTGATAAACAATTAGAACAACATTATAGTATAGCAAAAGAAGCCGGAAACGCTTTGATTAAAGCAATTCCAAAGAGTCCAGAACTATTGGGAGGTGTAATGCAGAAATTAGCAGAAGCATTTCCATTAAAAGTTTGTATGGATGGAACGGAGTTTATGTTAATAGATGGTGTGCATGTTACTACAAAAACATTACAGACCGTATTTGGTGTTAATAGTTATGATGAATTGAATAAAGGTTTGACAGTTGTTGAAGATTCAAACGGAGATGCGTTATTAGTATTTAGTGCAGGTGGTAAAAAACAAATTCCTGTTGGATACGTTGATGCTAGACAAAAAGGTAAAGGATTTGAAGGGACTGTTGGATTTGAGATTTTATGTAACGATGAATTTGTAAGACAATGTGCAGAAGCTAATAAAAAGAATGGTGATACATCCGGGGCAAACTCTAGAAAAGCAGACCAATTAGCACAAAGAAAAGCTGCAGGAGAAAAAAGAAAACAATCATCTAGTGATGATACAAACGATGATGAAGCATAATGAATACACAACTACTTTGCCTATTTACGACAAAGGAAGAATTAGATAAATCAATTAATTTTGTATTAACTAATTATACCTTAACTAATCCAAATGTTTTTGTTTTAGAAAATAAACTAAAACCAGAAGAAGCGTTTATTACATTTAATGTAGAAAAGGGTTCTATTGCAATCCCATCGGATTGGAAAACAATATTAGTTCATAGAAAAAAGCAATCGAATACAATATATACAATTAACGCACTTAACGAAGTGGTTAAATCTAAAACAGGTGGAATGTTAGATAATTCTTATATGATTGATTGGGAAGAATTTAGAAATTGTATATTAACAACATCTAATACAGGATATAAAAAAATACCAACAAAAGTGTTAAAATCTTTTAATACTGAAAATTTGGAGTTTTAAAATATTTTTCCTATATTTGATTTATGGGAAGAAAAAGAAAATTTGAACCAATACAAATATCTGCAGAAGAACCTAATGATGTATTTCAAACTCATAGGATGCAAATAGCTAAAGCTATAATTGAAGGAATTGATTATGGTGTTAAATATAAAAAAAAGAGGGTTGATTTCGCACAGGTTATAATTAAAGAAATATTAGTTATTACACTTTCTATTGATAGTAGAGAATTTACAGACCTTTTGGAAGAAAATTTACAAACACTCATTGATTTTGAGGAGTATGAAACATGCGCATTAGCGGTTAAATTACAAAATAAAATGAATAAACAAAAAGTATAATTATGACAACAAAAAATGACTTATACGAAATTTGTATAACTTGTGGTAAAGAAACAACTACATTAAAAACAACCCACGTTGATTTTAGAATGGGATACGTTGAAGGTGCAGGGCAATTGTGCAGAGAATGTTATATGATATCGAATAGAAATTTAATTACAATTGATGAGAGAACAATATTAGACACATCAAACGATTTAGAACTTGGTAAAAAAGTTAGACAAATATATTGGGAAAGTAAAAAATAAGTTATGGCACCGAAACAAAAAGAAGGAGAATATTACATTGGAGATACAAGTTATCTAACAATGAAATCTAGTACAATTATTGAAATGAGAGACCAACTCAAATTATTGGTTGAAGATGGTAAAAGTGTAAATTTAGATATATCAATTAAAGCAGACTTTGATAAGATACCACCTGAATATCATCAGTTATTTTGTCAAATGATGATGGTAAGATATGGTGGAATAGTCAACGTTTGGGATAACACCCAACCCTTTGCTAAACCAGATGTTAAAAAAAAGAAGTGGTATCAAATTTGGAAATAAATAAACAATTATGAAAGATATATTTAAAGGCCCAGTTTATGATTTTTTAATTAATGAATCATTAAACAATAGAATGGGTTGGGGTGGTAACGCAGGTAGTATAGATGGATTTACTGAGCATGATTTAGAAAATTCAAAAAAAGGAAATTCCTTCATTAGAGAATTTTTAACGGAAGTAAAACCATATAATATTTTAGAAACCGGAACAAACTATGGTTCATTTGGTTATACTTGTTATGAAAGTTTAAATGATTTTAGATTATATACATGTGATAATCATCAGGATAATCATTCGGCAAGATGTGTTGGATTTATAAATGATTATTATGATGATAATAAAATAATTTATAAAAATATACATAGTTTACAACATCTAAACGAATGCAAAGCTTCTGGTATAGAATTTGATTTAATTTGGCTAGATAGCACACATACATTTGAATATCTTTATAATGAGATGAAAATCACTGCACAAATGAAACCAAAATTTATAATGGTTGATGATTTTTATATGCTAAAAGATATGCAGTTAGCAGTTTTTGAATTTTTAAAAGCTCATAGCGAATATAGATTTTATTCTTATAGTAATATTAGAGCCAATGTTGGTTCGATTGTAATATTACAAAGAATAGAAGGGCCTTCAAATTTAAATAGTATCATATAATAAATAACTTATGTTTGGATTCGGAGATTATTCAACACAAATGCCAAAGCCACCTGCTATTTCACAAAAACGAATGGGAGAGTGGCAAACAAAAAACAAAACAAAACAAATAGTTATGCCAGCAAAACCAAAAATTAGCAAAGACCAATTGTTTCCAGAAGCAGTTCAAAGAGCAAAAGATATAGTAGAAAATTCTAATATAAAAGAGATGGTAAACGGCCCTCAACACTATGGGGGAGTAGACAATCCATACGAAGTAATTAAGGTATGTGAAGCGTGGGGATTGGACAAAGATGCCTACTTATTCAATGTAGTTAAGTATGTTGCCAGAGCGGGTAAAAAAGACCCCCAAAAAGAACTGGAAGACCTCAAAAAAGCGGTATTTTACCTACAAAGAAAGGTAGAAAACCTCCAAAAATAAATTTGGTATTGTGGAAAAATAGTCGTATATTTATAGTAATAAAAGATGAAAAAGTTATATTTAGATATAGGAATATCGCGATATAAACCTCAACTTTAAAAACAAATTTTAAACCTTAAAAACAAAAAAACAATGGACATTTCATTGGCATTAAAGAGATTTAGCTCTTTACAAAACAACACTAAAAAGTCGGATTCAATCTACAAACCGGCTAACGGAAAATCTCAAGTGAGAATCGTTCCTTACAAGTTCAACAAAGACATTCCTTTCATTGAACTTTACTTTCACTACAACATTAACAACAAGACTTATTTGAGTCCAATGTCATTTGGTAGACCTGACCCTATCGTTGAGTTTGCAGAAAAACTTAAAAGAACAGGTGATACTGATGATTGGAAAGCAGGTAAGAAAATGGAACCAAAGTTAAGAACTTTCGTACCAGTTATCGTAAGAGGTAAAGAATCGGAAGGAGTTAAATTCTGGGGATTTGGTAAGACAGTTTATCAAGATATTTTAGGATATATTGCAGACCCTGATTACGGAGATATTACAGACCCAAACACAGGTAGAGATATCGTATTGGAAGTAATGTCAGCAGAAGAATCAAATGCATCTTATCCAACAACAACAATCAGAGTTAAACCTGCAACATCTAAATTAGCAGATTCTCCGGAAACTATCCAACAATTGTTAGATGGTCAAAAAGAAATTACTGAATTATAT